TTAATGAGTACGCAAATCAGATTCACCCTACTCGGCAATACTGAACAATAGGCCAATACTGCCAGAATTAAGGTCGCAGGTGCATAAAGCAGGCTGCTACGATGGGCAATATCGACATAATAATGTGCACGTGACTGAGGCGATTGACGAATCTGCCAATATTTCCAGACACCGGTCAACATCCCGATCCACAAGAAGATTCCACTAAAAATAATGCCGATTTTAACGGCCAGCTCAAGTTCCATTAGCTGCATAAGATCATTCCATGTTTATTATTTGACTGACTTTAAAGTCATGTTTTCCCCGACCTACCCTGCTAAAAATCTATACAGTAAAAGCTTCATGGGATGATAAAAATCATAGTGTAACGTATGTCTGAATTTGAAACATTGACTCTCCAGTGCCAAGATGGCTATCGCTTAAGTGCACGTTTTTATGCAGCTATTTCTGAAACTGACAAACTTCCAGTATTAGTCTGCCCGGCAACTGGCATTACTAAACAGTTTTATCATCAGTTTTGTGTGTGGTTACAAGCGCAAGGCTATGCGGTTATGGTCTTTGATTTCCGGGGGATTGGTGATTCACTACATGGCCCGTTGAAAAATTCAAAAGCCAGTATTGTGCAATGGGGTCAACTGGATATACCGGCCGCAATAGATGCTTTATCAACGCGTACTAATGCAGAAAAAGTGATACTACTTGGACATAGTGCCGGTGGTCAGCTTTTAGGAATCGTACCAAATCATCATAAAGTCGCAAAAGTGGTGGCTGTCTCTGGCTCTACCGGACATGTGAAAGGACTCAAAGGCAAAACCAAGTTACTTGCGCCAGTGATGTTTAATGTCATTTTCCCACTGGCACGCTTCACTAAAGGCTATGGCCCGACTCAAGCGATTGGTATGGGTGAAAACCTGCCGAAAGATGTAGCTCGCGAATGGGCGCAGTTCTGTAGTAAACCGGGTTATGTAATCAACGCGATTGGTAAAAATATTGCACCATCCCATGATTATCATGCTCAAGTCACCTGCCCGATTACCTCAATCTGGTCATCGGATGATGAAATTGCCACCGAAGCCAATGTGAAAGATTTACTACGTTTATATCCAAACGCAAAAACCCAGATAATTGAACTTAGACCTAAAAGTTATGCGTATAAAAACATTGGTCATATGCTGATGTTTAAAAAGTCGCATCAGAATTTATGGCCGGTGATTGAACAGCAATTGGCTGTTTAAATCAGATTTAGATGGTTATTTTCAGGCTGCTGTGTTCTAATACACGCAGTTTGAGATGAGCCTCTTACAGTATATGGGCTTGACCTATATACGACTAGCCCCTAACCATGGGGCTTTTTATTGTCTAAAAACAAATACTTATGATTAATGGGCGAAAAACTGGCGTAATTAAGAAGTTATCCACAAGCAACAACTACTTGTTAGTGCTGATTATATCATCTATTTTACATGAGTTCAGAAAGCATTTGTTCTTCTAAAAATATAAACCTACTTCTACATAATGCATATAGTATGAAAAAGAAGTTTTTCAGGAAAGATTCTGAGCAGAGTTTGGCATAAAGTATAAGATATACCTTAAGGGGGAAATTAAAAGAAATGTTTAAATATTCGAAAAAAGCTCATATTGATAAGCTCCTTAATAAAGGGATTATTAGGATAGGAACGCTACATGAGTATAGGGATAGCAAATATGAAGAAGGGATTCAAGATAACAAGGAAGGTCTTAAAAATGTAAATGTGAGTGTAAAGAGGTTAGATTTAGCATCCAGAGACCCTGCGACTCACAGAATTTTGAATAATTATCTTGGAGGGAGACTCTTCGGAGAGGGGGTTCTAATTATGGAGGGTGATTCCCCCATGTTTACTAAAGAGGTTTCAAGCAATAACCACTTAGTATTTTGTGCCTCATTTGAGCATACGCCTCTTGTTTTAGAGAAATTTAAATATGATGCTGGGGTGGTTATCACGCATCCAGATAAATTTATAAAATTAATCAGTACCAAGTTAAAACAAACACACAATGCAAAATTGGTTTATTTTGACAAAATAAAATATATGACAAAAGAAGAAGAATGGAATCATATTAATTATGGCCAAAATCCAATGTTATTCAAAGACGAAAGTTTTTCCTATCAAAATGAAATTAGAGCAATATGGAACGTTCCTGACCATACAAAACTAACACCCCAAATATTGAGAATTCCAGAGTTAAGAGAGTATTGTGAATTGATAGATCTAGATTAGGCGATATAGGGTATTCAAATATCTTCCTAAATTTGCATTAATCACCATTGAATGAGCTATGCAATTATATCTGAGAATCTTTACACATCCGCAATAATGATGATTTATTTAAATAAAAAAGCCCTCACTTAAAGAGCCTTCACACATATCCCCACATTCACATTCGTCGTAATCGAATGAGCTGTGCAACCCGATAAGAGGAGGCACAGCAATAAAGCAAATAACTTCATTTTAAGAATAAGGCCTTTTCAGCAGCCCGGCGATTGACCAGACCTTGCATGCGCTTGCCACCGGCATTCACCCATACATCAAACTGATTGGCTGCAGCTTTATAATTTCCTTCATTCAATCGTTTGACCAAAGTGGAATTTTTGAATGCAGTTGATCCAATGTTGTAGGCCAGTGAAACTAAAGCATCGAACTGATTCTGATTGAGTGGAACTTTGACCGTATTATTTACAGTCTGCTCAAATGATTTCAGATCGTTCTGCATATAAGCTTTGGCTTGATCCAGTGTGCAGGTATCCCCTTTTTTGACACGAATACCATTTGGGTATTTTGTGGTGCCGAAACCAATAGTCCATACACCTACGCCATCATCATAGGCTTTCAGTCGCAGACCTTCAAAATTGCAGATCAAATCGACTCCACTTGGACTCACATGCATTTCATCTGTGGCGATACCTAATACATCGTTCAGATCGTCATAGGCAGTTGCAATCAGATTATCTGCAGCATCAACCTGCTTCTGGGTGAGTTTGCCGCCACTAATCTTTCGCAAGAAATCAAAAATGTGTTTCATTATGGACCACCCTTAACTTTAGGCTGCGCAATCTTACGGCCAACGTATGCTAGTGCCGGTAAAACTACAGAAAGCAAAATAGCATGGTATTCAGCAGGGATAAGCTGCGTATTGATGCCTTCCTGAATTAAAACAGGCAGCACACCCAATAAAAAAGCTCCGATAATTGGGAGCTTTACAGATAAATATTTCCAGACATTTTCGGGGATGAATTTCATTTTTCCTCTCTCATATTTCGTTCATAAAGTTTGTTGCGGATTTCTTCAACTGTTCTTAAAAGTTGGTCGGATTGTTTTTCAAGAACTTGGATGGATTGGCTGTTGGTCATGGCTTGAGTGTTTACCGTGTCTGTTTTGCTCGTCTGCGTATTCCAGGCAACAACAAACAAGCCAGCTAAGAAAATGCCACCAAAGCGTACAAGGCTTGTGGTGTTATCAATCTTTGTTTTGCTTTCATGTAGCACCCTGATCTGCATATCCATCTCTTTAAACTTCGGATCGATCTCATTTCGAACCTGCTTAATCTCGCTTTTAAAGTTTGACTTGGCTCGATCCAGATCATCTTGCAGATTGTCCCGAGTCTGATTTAAGTCATTACGGGTCTGCTGATGCTCTTTATTGAGTTGCTCTAACTGCATATTCATACGGTCGAGCTTTTGGGGCATTTCAGCTAACTTATCCATACTTTTAGATATGTCATTAATCTTGTCTGAGATGGCAAGAAGCTGCCCTGCTGTTGCTACTGGTGGGTCAGATGAATAGTCATTTGACATTGCGCCCCCTAAATTTTGGTAATAAAAAAGCACCCGGAGGTGCTATAAATTAATTGCTTCAACCTGCTCTTTGGTTTCGGCTTCATGGATTAACTGCCTTGCGATACGCCCACGTTCATGAGCGTTTGCAATATGCGCTTGCAATGCGGCATAGAGTTGCTGCAACTGTGATGCGCTTAACTCAACTGTAGTGTTGTCAGCTAAAGTCCAGACTTGATCTATCCCGGCAGCAGCCGCGCCCATAATTCGACCTTGAGAAACCTGATCTGAGTCGTAAATATTACCCTCAAATTCAAAACCGCTAAACTCAAGACTGTCTCGCCCAGATTTAATCTCGGCCCATTTCTGGGCTTTGATTTCGTCGATGGTGCGGGGGTCGATCCACTCCCCTACTTCATAGTTAAATTGATAAAAATCTGATGGTTTGGGTGGCAGGTCCATCCATTCACTATCTTTGTACTGCATGTTTGCAGATGGAGGGTCGTCAACCGCCACACAATCTTCAGGTGTGTTTAATTTAATAGTTTCAGCATCCCCGTGTATGCTAAATAAGGGTTTGCCATACCGTGTAATAATAGTGGTCATTTCTTTAGCTCTAAAAGCGCAAGTGAGGCGGACTGAATATATGATGTTCTAGAGACTGGAGGGGTCAGCACATTGGCAACCGCACCTACCTTTTCAATAGCAAATCCAATCCGCAATGTATACGTTGTTAGCCCTGTCCCAGCACTATCTATGTAGGGAGGCATAACATACGACCCGTCAAACGTCTTAGTTGATAATGCAATTGCCGCTTCTGTAAACTTATACCTAGCAACAACCTCCCCATTTCTAAGCAATACAAGCGACAAATAAATAAAATCACCATCATTATTGTTCGCTGGATAAGCCCCGACACGTATGTCCGAGACAACAACCCCTGCGTCAACCCTGACCTTCCCGCCAGACCGAGTTACACTAATTGATGCAAGATCACCTATAGCGGCAGCAACTGCATCTATATTTGCCTCTTGACTTGAGCTTGCTGTTGAGTTTGTTGGGCTTGCCGTGCGCCTTGGCATTAAAATACCAACCGGCACCGTAACAGCATTGTCTTTAATCTTAAGCGTATCAACCTGAAGATCACCAATCTTCGCAGTCGTCACCGCCAAATCATCAATCTTTGCAGTCTTAACTGCCAAATCTTCAATATGCGAAGTTTTGACAGACTGATAGTCCATCATTGCTGATTTTAAGTAAGCGGACACAGGAAACACTGTGCCCGTCACCGGATCAGTGAATGGCGTATTGCGGAATATAAATGGGTAATAGCCTGTGCTATTGCCAGAACCAATCGCAAATGAATCAAAGTTCAAAATGAAATTAGATTCTTTGCCATCGTTAGCACCGCCCCAACCTGCGACCTTTCCATTTACGTCGAGTTTGATGTACTTCTGGGCATAAAGACCATTTACTGACTGGCTGACCTCCTGAATTGATGCGGTGTTTTGGCCAACTGTTGATTGAAGCGTGGTGGTTGCTTTCACGTTTGCAGAAACAGCATCAGCATTCGCTTTGATTTGTTGCTTGTATAAAGCATCATTTCCGCTAATCGTTGCAAGAACTTGATCGGTTCTTTGTGCCTGAGCCATATCACCTTCAATCAATGCTGATTGAATAGACCAGACACCCGCAAAGCCTTCGGTTGAGCCAATCAGGTCTTCAGTTGAGCCAATTAACTTCGGATTAACCTGTGCATATACGCCATCAATCTTTGTGGTGTTGGCGCTGATTTTCCCTTCATGCTCAGCAACCTTGGCATTGGTTTGCGATAGAGCACCTGTGGTTGCCTTATCACCTAACTCCAATGTAATCGCATCAAGTCGTGTTGCATTGGCACCCGATTGAGTTGCAGCAACATTCGCAGTAGATAAGGCAGTTGCAGCGGTTTGATTTGCTGTGTCTGCTGTATCGGCTGCCTGATTTGCAATTGCACTGGCCTGACTGGCTAGACTTGCTGCTGATCCAGCCTGAGTCGTTGCGGTTTCAGCCTTGGTTAATGCGGTAGCTGCATTGGTTTTTGCAGTATTTGCATTGCCCTCTGCTGTAGTTACACGGCTATCCAGCGCCTGAACCGCTTGTGTATTTGCAGATGTCGCGGTTACCGCTGTGTTTACCTGTTGCTGAACATTTGCAAGTGCCTGATCATTGCTGCTCTTGTAGTTATTCAAAGCGTTCAGGTTAGCAGTATCACCAGTCTGGCGATCCTCAATCTCTTGCGTTAAACCATCATCCAGATCCTGCACTGCCGAGATGCGTTGACGGGTTTCCTGATTTAATGCAGTATTTAGCTGATCTGCCTGAGTTTGTACCGCAGTAATATTATCGATTAAATTGCCAATATCACCATCAAGGCCTGCAATCGTGTCGATCTTATCAATCTTGGTTTGCAAGTCTTGATGAAGTTGAGTCTCAGTAATTTTCCTCGATAAAATATCGAGTACAGCTGACGCATCCGCAGATGTTGTAGCACTAACACGTGCAGACCATGGACCAATGTTTCCGATCCGGTCAATCAAACGACCACGGAACCAGCGGGTTAAATTCGGCTGCATGCCTTGAATTTCATGCACAGTTGTTGGATAAGCAAATAAGCCAAGCGTTGCTGCATTAGCACCATTTGCTGTGCTTGAAATTTCAATTTCCGTATAAGCAGTATCAAGCGCACCAACCGCAGGAAAATTCCAATCTAAGCGATAACCAAACAAGATGCCTGTCGCTGCAATGTTGGCTAAAGCAGGCGGCAAGCCTTGTTTTCCAGTCAGTGCAGTCAGTATGGAATACGTTGGCAAGGAAGCAATATCAAAGGCTGAAATTGCTGTCACACGCGCTTCGTAATTACCCGCATAAATGCCCTGCACTTCAATAGAATTGCTACCCGTAATCGGCAACTTAATCCAGGTGCCATCATCCTTGCGCCATTCCACCTGATACTTGGTTGCGCCTTGAGCTTGAGGCCATGAGATAGCCATAGTTTCAATGGATAAGCCTTGCTGCACCATAGTTTCAGAAGTGATTGATACAGACTCTACGGGTGCCTGAATTGTTGGATTAATGATGGAAATTGGACGCTCATCAATAAAAGCACCGAAATCGATTGCATTATATTTGGCTGATTCATATTGCAAGCCAGTGATTGAAAACTGATGCTTGTCGTCTTGAGTAATACTCATGACGCGAAACTTCATGGTTTTCAAATCTTGCGCATCAACGACCCAGACATTTTCCGCTGCAACAGAGTCAAACGCCACTGTAACTGTGATATTGCGACCACTTACGGACGATACGATTCGAGCTTGTGCTTTTCCGTTTTCACCGTTTACAACCAGTCGATCACCCGCACGGCACACCACATCGTCACGATCTAAAGTGATAATTTTACGGTCGGCACTCACAGCAGAAATACGACCACCATTGGCACGGCCTGCAAAAAGCTCGTCTGCGATTTCAATCACTTTACCTGGTTGTGGGATATAACCATCAAGACCGACTTTAAAAGATACAGTGCGAGTTTCCAGTTGCTCAGACTTTAACGCCCAAAGACCTGCACGTTGCGCTTGCCCCTCACTCGTACAACCCCATGCATCAATCTCAACGATACGCACACCAAGCGGACTGGCGATTGCTTTCTCATCACGCACATAAACATATTCGGTCTTGTAGTGATTTGCAGGATTATCCCAAGCTACTTTCGCTACAGTGTGACGGTCTTTTGCTCTACTACCAACATACTCAAAATTCCCATCAATGACATTGGCGCGGGTATAAGTGAAGTATGTATCTTGCGGAATATCAGCATCACAGACAATTGAATTGCCATCCCAATAAGAGATTGCACGGAATACACCTGCCAACTTGCTCAAAATGGTATAAGCATCTTCTGTGGATTGTAGATAGACGTTGCAGGTAAAACGTGGCTCTTTTCCGCCTTTGCCATCATCCACCATCTGGTCGCAATACTGTGCAAGGCGATATAAAGACCATTTATCCAACATTGTAGACGTTAATCGATCACCCAGAGCATAGCGTTTTGCGGTGCAGATATCGTAATAGATCCAGGCTGGATTATTGGTATAGGCGCGCTTAAAAGTGCCGTCCCACATCCCGGCATAAGTGCGTGCAACCGGATCATAATTTGATGGAACCTGAAGCTTGATACCTTTTAAATCAACCGCGACTTTTGCCACATTAGAAAAGGTTTCGGCATCATATTGAAGGCCAAGCAAAGCGGTATTCGGATAACTGAGTTTTAGATCGATTACCTCAGTCAATGCATCCACATACATCTTGTCACTGATGTATTCAGATGTTGAGTTAGGTGTGATTCGACGCACACGAACTGTCCAGCCTGTATCTGCCTTTGGTAAATCAATTCGATGTGAACGCTCATAATTTGCCGAAGTTTTATCAGCGATTTGAGTATTTAGAACTTCAGTCCATGTGCCACCATCAGTTTGTAGATCAATCGCATACTGAATGACGATGCCTTTTACATCGCCATTATCAGCATTCTGCTGACGCAATGGCCCCCACTTAAAGCGCAAACGGATTGCATCCAGATCAGTATTGGTAAGTGAGCGAACCCAAGGCGTATCAGACTTTAATTCAACATTGATTGCAGTTTCAGATGAGATATCCGGAAAGCCTTCGATGTGAGCCTGATCATTGGTACCGTGGCGAAAGTCAGCCTGAACATCCTCAAAGTTCCAACCACCAGCCGGATTCTGTAGCGGTGTTTCTTCCAGATAAACTGACTGCAAGCCGTTGGCTAAACCTTCCACTTCTCCCTCAGACAAGCCATATAGAATTTTTATATAGGTTTTCGACTGAGCTGAGTCAGGTGCAATGACCGCTTTTCTTGCCTTACCCTCACCTGCTTTTGCGCCTTTAATTACTGCATTCATACTTATCCTCAGACAATAAAAAAGGCGCTGTATGCGCCTGTATATTCCTGTTATTTACATCAAGTCTTCGGGATACTGTCCGGCACTTGCGATAAATCCACCAACTTCGCGCTGACCATAAAGCACTGGCACTGGATTGCCTTGTGCAATGGTTGTAACCGCACCACCAAAGCCTTTATTGGCCTTGTTTCCGTCTTGGTTTTGGTCTTGGTTTTCAATCTTAGGCATTAGCATCATTGCAATACCACCGACCATCATGCCGGCACCAGCACCAATTAAGCCAACTGCAGCTGCACCCGCCACACCTGTCCAGCCAAGTGTTGCACCAACAACAATACCCGCTACAACCAATACAGCACCAACAATGGTTTGAACCACACCACCCGCACCTTTTACTTTCGGAACAACCTTAATCACTTTAGCACTGGTGCTCATGTCGAGTTCGGTTTCAGAGATATTTTGCTTATCCTGAAAAACCGCAAACTCTAAACCTTGTTCATGCGCATGCAGCATGAAGTACTCAAAGCCCGGCACCTGAACTGATAAAGCTCTCATCGCTTCACGGGTATTTTCCACATCGAGCCGAAATTCTTTACCGAAACGCTTGGCTAGAATGCCGTACAACTTAATTGTTTTGAGCATATCGAACCACCTTTGCTACTCGTTCTTGCCACTGTGGACCAAAGATTTCACGCACAGATTTACGGCCATACGGGTGATGTAGAATCAAAGCCGAACCAATGCAAGGCTCTGTTTTTTCGGATTTCAGCATGCCATTATCACCCAACCAGATCAGCGCATGATTCACATGCTCAGTGCGTCCGACTCGACACAACAAGACATCACCATACTGCGGCTGATCTACCTCAATAAAGCCCTCCTTTTGGAAATTATCCAGATAGAGAGATGGGCTGTCCTTAGACTCCCACCACAAGTCTTGACGCTCATAGTCTGGAATATAAATATCCAACTCGCGTTTGTAGAAATCACGAACAATGGCAAAGCAGTCTTGAATGCCGTGAATGTAGTTGCGGCCGACTAAAGGCGCTTTGTAGCCGCATGGATCATAGACCTGAAATTCAATATCAGGATAAGCACAGATGACCCATGGCTTTTCATGCAGCTCAATTTGAATTAAATCAATTTCAGATGCGCGTGCAGAAGCATTGGGGTGTGAATGCACATAGGCTTGAATCTCGCCCAGATCTTCAGCTCTGGCTAAATCCTCGTGATGAATTTCAAACTGATCTTTATTGTCTGAAATATTGCGGCACGGGATGTAATTTTTATCTACAATCACACCGCAGCATTCATCTGGGTAAACTTCAGCAGCATGTGCCTGAATTGCTTTTTTAAGTTTTGTGGTTAGTTTCATACACCACCTAAAATAATGAACTGGCAGGAAAAGCACCAATGCGCAGGACATTGCCTTTGCCGAAATGGCACTCACAACCCCTAGTTCTCTTTGAGCATTTATCCAGAGCGGGGTTATCAGTAGGTTCATCTCTGTCCGTAAACATAGCTGCGCCTGTATAGCCGCATTGTTCACTGCGATATTCCCATGCGCAGTAATTGGAAATCTGCCGAACTGGTATCTTCAAGCCTTCGAAATCAATCGGGTTTGAAAGTTCAAATGTTACAGCATTGGCGTTTTCGGAAGTCTTTTGCTCAATGTACCAAAGCTGCTCCTTAGCTTCATTTGAAGCGGATGCATTGCCCGCACTAAAGTTTTCAGCATCAAGATACTTGGCAAGTGTGGTAATGACTTTAAGCTTTGCGCCTGCAAAATCACTAAACTGCAAGCAAAGAGCAGAAACTGCGTTTTGAATGCCACTAATATTATTCGCCATGCTGAATGTTGGTGCAGATGCTTTACCGTCTGAACGCATCTCAAGACCTGACACTTCAAGCGCCATTGGCTCGAATGTCTGGCCCTGCCAGATGATGTTGCGATACCATGTTTTTGATTCGGCGCTTTCAAACACTTCACCAATTAATTGAGCCTCATCACCAAGCAATGAACTTGAGCCGATATAGCTGTAAATGCGCTCCCAGTCCTCATAAGAAATATGGCCGTGAAAACGTAAAATGCCCGCACCTAAAGTACGAGCATCGAGTTCAAACAGGGTAATTAGGCCATCTACATAGAGTTTTTGAAAATCACTGTTCAGTGCCATTCATCATCTCCGAAACTGCTTGAGCAATGCCAGTCGGCTGAAAATCTGCGGGTGTTTTTGACGTCGACATCTCATACTCAACTGGTGGCAACTCTTGCAGTCGCAAGTCAATCCAACGTGTTTCAGGGATGTCTACAGGCGTTTCAGTGTCAGCTACAATTCGCCCTTTCTTATTGAGCATGTAGTCATACGTCTTAACAGTAATGTCGCCATTTTCAAGTTGCTCATAGACCACTGCGACTAACACATTACCGTTTGCGTCTTTTGGAGTTTCAATATACCAACCCTCTTGCGCGAAACCTGATGAGCCTTTGATTAAATAATCACCCACACCTAACTTTTCAAACTCAATATTCTGCTGTTGCGCTTCATCGTTGAGTTTAATTTTATCAGCGAAAAGTTGAACGATAGGTGAGGCATTTTTCACAAAACCATTACTATCCGAGGTGGTATTCCCTGAGTGCAAGAATTTGTACCACGGCAAAACACTTGATGTGGTGTATTGACCTTTTCTAAAATACAAATCTTTACTTGTGTCATGACCAATTATTTGAAGTACGCGATCTGCGCTCGTACTACCGCCTGACGAAACACTTAATACATAACCCCACGCCAAACCGGCTTCGGGCAAAGGACGAACTGAGGAAGTTATTCCTTTAGACATAACAAATTGATTTTCAGTTAGGGTGTCTAAATCCAACCCTGTACCTTCTCCTTTCGATACATTCATGTTTGAGGTGGCTATAGCACCCAAACCTAAATTACTTCTTGCTGCTGCTGCTGTCGTAGCACCCGTCCCACCCTTATTGACTGGAAGTGCAGCAGGCAACACTCCTTGAGTAGTCGCGCCCAACTGAGCATAAAGCTCATCATCATTCGCCTGTAGTTTTTCCGAACCCGAGCGGAACGTGTCACCACCTGCACCTGTAGGTGCTGTGCCTTGATTGATTGTTTGCTTAGCCATAATTTACGCCCACAAAAAAGCCCTCGATTGAGGGCATAAAATTGATTGAAGTTAAGGTTTAAAGTCTTGGGTGAATGTAGTCGAGATTGACCAGACCATGCCACCCACCTGTCTTGCTTGGTATGAAGTGCTGGTCTTAACTCTCACCTCGCCATCCAAAGGAGAATCCCATAAAAATGAGTCAGCACCCTTGTGGCGATCAAAGAAGGCTTTAATTGCGATAATCTCATCCTTGTAGCCAGTTCTTTGATAGGCCCATTCGCCTTTTCGGTTGTTGATGCCAACCGAGATGCTTTGCTCATACCCATCACCGAATCTGCTAGATAACACATTGAAGTTTTGAGTATCCGAGCTGCCTTCTAGATCGCATGGGAAAGTAAATTTTTCGTTGCTCATAAATTGCGTCCAAGAAAAAACCTCCCGAAGGAGGTTTTGTTTAATCTATTTTTTTAATTTAAATCAGGTGCAATGAAATACTGACCGGAGATCGGGTCTGTGAAACCATCATCCATATCCAGCCCTACTGTTTGATTATTAATCTCCACACTTTTTACCGCATAAAGATATTGACTTGTTGTGGCTTCTATCGGGGTTGCATCAATCTCGGTAATGCTTGCAATAAACTCCTTAGCCACCCCATCTTTGCTTTTAAATGTCACTTTCTTTTGCATGCTTTTTACTTCCCGCTTATTTAATCCCATAAAGCTCCCCACCTTGTCGCCTAGCTTTCAAAAATCTTTGGTCGACTTTTTGATCAACCATAGAATTAACCATCTTACCAATAGTGACCATTAATTCACCATCCTGATTTGTCGAAGTTTCAACTTTCTCAGAAGAGTAATTATTGATAACCACTTTAGGTTGAATGACAGCTTTTCCACCAGAGCTACCCGAATTAATCGCATTCACAGTGCCCATACCAATACGATGGGTATCTCTAGCAGCATTAATACCTGCTATACCACCATTCGCATAACTACCATCTTTAATAGATTTTCTTAGCCCTTCGAAACCTTGTGGACCACCAATGGCCATCATCTCTTCTTTAGTAAGAACACCTTCCCACTTATGAACGATACCTGCCGGTTCATATTTACCGCCATAACCAGTGAACCCTCCTTCAGCAAAGCCTGCAATGGTTTGGGCTGCAATAGCCCCAACGCCTGCCATACCCATGCCAAGCACAATATTTGCTGCTGTAGACTTGCTAATCAGGTCTGTATTCCATGGACTTGCCAATACTTGGTTGTAGGCCAGAAAAGCACTTACAGTTGCAGAAGTCATCGCAAAGGCTTGCTGCATAGCAAACATAGCCTTATAAGCACCTGATTGCTCACCTGCGCCATCCTTAACGAGTTGAGTCATATTTGACCATGTTGAGGATGTTGCTGATAGAAGCACATTTAAAGATGATAAAGCTAAATCCTGCTTATCCCTTTCAAACTGCGACTGTGCAGCAAGTGTTTCAGCCGTAAATTGAGCCTCGGACATGGTGAACCACTCCCGATACTCAATGATTGCATTCATTCGATTTTGAAGTGCTGCTTCTGCACTGTAGTCCACTCCAATAGCACCCAAGAAGTTTTGAGCTGCTCCTTGCTGGGCATAAGCAGTGTCTTGGCCTTCACGCATATAAGAGGCAACCATTAGCTCATGGCGCTCATCGCTTGATAGTTTTCGATTTCGATCAATTTCTCTGCGCTCTAGTTCATAGCGCTTTTTAATCCTGTCTATTTCAGCATATTGGAATTCATTGGCTGCAAAGATTCGCTGCTCCTGGGTGAGCTTAATCAGTTCCAATTCCTGCTTAAACTGCTCATCCAGCGAGCTTTTCTTAAGGGCTTTTTGCTCCTTTGTTAAGTCATGATCTGCCTTGATTTCCTGTTCTCTAATATTCATCGAGAACCGAAGCTTCTGCTCTTCAGTCATCAGGTGTTCAGCCAATTCAAATTCGAACTTCATCTGAATCAGTTTTTCTTCCTGATTGTATCGGTCTTGGGCATCATCTATATATTTAGACATGCCTTTTTCCTGAAGATACTCGATTTCATCATTCAGCTTCATTCGTCGCTGCTGATCGGCAGTAGCATATTCATATTCAATTCGAGCGATTTCTTTAGCTAAACGCTCAGCTTCACGTTTTCGCTTGTCGCCTTCTGATTTGGCCTTCTTGGTTTTTTCCTTTTCACCTGCTGTAAAGTCATCAAGGCCAGTGGTGATGCCTTTTCTAGGGGTGTCTTTTGGAGGTGGAACTTTCAGGTTTTTTACATTGTTAGCTGTTTTTCCAGTAAAAATCTTGTCGATTTTTTCCATTGAGTTGGCAACCGAATCAACAGCATTGGTATAGTTATCCTTAACAATTTGCGCTGCACCAGCAAAATCACCACTAAGGAAGCGCATCATAGCCGCCGCACCAGCCCCAATGGCATCACCAACCAAATAGAAGGCATTGCCTACCACAATAGCGGTAGAGGCCAATACTTTTAGGGTTACAGCCAGAGTATCTCCAACTTGGGCGAAGGTGCTGCCTTGCTCCGAATCCTGAAAGAAGGCATCAGCGATATCAACTAGGGCGGGAACAACAGCAGCAAGCATGGTGTTGCTCATGCCCTTTAATTGAAGCTCTAGCAGCCGCGCTTGGGCTGAAAAATCAATAGCCGTCTCAATACCCTGTTCCGTGATAATAAAGCCAGCGCGCTCAGCAGCATTGCCCCATTCTTCAATTGCAGCACCATTGTCAGCAAATATTGGCAAAAGTTTAGTGAAGTCATTTGCCATATTCTCAGTCAAAAATGACATTTGCTCTTGTGAAACACCTGCCTCTTCAAGCTTATTTACATACATCTGCATGGCATCGCCACCGGATGCCTTTTGCATTTCAAGGGCAAACTTTTTAATTTCTTCGCCTGACATTTTGGAATGCTTTTGTAGCAGTTCGAATGCGTCTGTAGCTTCACCCTTACCAGTTAAAACAAACTCCCCAAGCTTTTCATTAAAATCTTTGATTTGGTCTGATAGTTGCTCTTGTGTTATACCAACCTGTTGAGCAGCTACAGCCATGCGCTGAAATTCTACTACCCCCATATCAGCTACAGTGGCAAGGTTTTGAATCTCTTTTGCATTATTGGAATATGCTAATGCCATTCCAGTTAAAGCGCCAAGCGAACCTACTGCTGCACCTGCAATAGAAGCAATACCAATAGCCGCACCTGAAAGCAATGCACTGCTTGATCCTAGAGTTTTAGTAAGACCGCCAAGCGACCCATCGAAACTAGAGACTCCATCTTTAGCTGATTTAGCTGAATCTCCAGCCTGTTTAAAGGCCACACCAAGGTCTTTTGATTTCTTGGCTGTCTTATCCCCCTGCGTTTCAACATTCTTAAGTGACTTATCAACCGAATCCAGTTCAGTTTTTGCTTTTCTGGAATCAACTGTGATGAGTAATTTGGATTCTTGAGCCATTTTGTTTTCCTGCGGGCAATAAAAAACCCCGCTTTTGCGGGGTTATATTTAAGGGCTTAATCTATGGGCAGTGCTTTTTCCATAAATCATTAAATTCAGATTTGGATGCGTTGTAGTCTTCAAGGTAAACGTTATCACCATCACTTAAAAAACGTTTTGCACCGGCATAGCCACCAAAACTATTTTTAGAGTTAACTTGACCACATTGTGCGCTTACAAACTCATATTTGGCAGACTCTGGATCTTTAAGTATCCCAGATAAAGCTGTTTGAATTTGCGCTTGTTGCATCATCTTCTGAGTTTCTGCGCTCGGCTCGGATGGAGGTGTGTCAGAATTCACACTAACTATTATCATAATCACCGTAAAGATAATAAAGCCAAGCACTATTTTAGTGAATAATGATGTTTTCTTTGGTTGTTTTGCGCCACATTGCGGACAATTTTCAGCTTTATCGCTTATCTGGTTTCCGCATTCCTTACATGGTTTAAGCGCCATGTTATTCCCCGATTTTAAGAATTATCAGGGATAAGATACTAAGTTTCTCTCAAAAAAGAAATGTGAGCACATTAATCCAGCTCTTGAAGGTCATAGGCATTAAAATTTGGACAAAGATCACAGCTAACCTCAACTGCTTTAGCTTGGAGTTGATCCTGAAGTGATGCGGGGTGGCACTTATTTAAAAAACGAGCTGCGCCAGAGAGTTGCTTGCATGGATAAATCCATTGCGTAGGCTTTTTATCACTTTCTTTACTCAAGAGAGTGTCATTCTCGTTAATTATTCTTAACTCAAAAATCATTGATCCATAGTTGGGCGACCCTAGGTCTTCTTTTATCTCGAAACAGTATGCCTTGTGGTCTTTTACCCTGAAGGAATTGCGGTAACACCTCAGCATCTCAGCCAAGTATCTAGACCTATTTAATGGTTTGCCATCCAAGAAGATATGAACCCCTTTCCAGTCAATCGCCAGATCAAGCAAAGCAATCAATAAGCTACAATTTTTTTGATTTATCGAGAAAGTTGAGATGTAGTAAACCGCTTTTCCATCTATCTTTTCCTCAAATTCATCAGCTAGCTTAGCTAGGCTCAGCGCAGCGGGAAAGTTGCGAGATTTCGACTTAGGGAATGCTATCGTAAAGTTTGAGTTGAGCGACCTTACAATCATTTGTGCTTGAATATCTGGTGTTAATTCGTACATAACATTTTTTTTGCGAATTTTTAACACAAGATACTAATTCCAGCATGAAAAAACCATCCCGAAGGATGGTTGTTTTTACTTAATCATCAAGACTATCGCCACAATGACCAAGATAGCTGTTAGCAGATAGCAATTGGTTCGCCACATCAGGATGGTCTTAGTACCTCGCTTTATTAAAGCATCGTACTCCCGCATTTTATCCATTGCGCGGGCCATAGCTGCATCACCTCTTTGCAGGAGAGTAATCATTTCTAATTTTTCCTGCTCCAAGATTCGTCTTTCCTTGGCATGCAGGAGAATCATTTCATGATCTGCCAGAATTCGATATTTAATATCTTCCAGCAACTCATCACGGCTCATGCTTAGAATGTCTTCGCTCAACTCAAAATCTAGATCATTCATGCTGTGCCGCCTTGATCTTTAGCTAACTTTGCCAAACCTTTAGGTGTGATGCGAACTTGTTCAGTAATTTTGGTAGTGCCATCACCTCGCGTCACCTCAGTTATCTTATGTTCCAGATAACCAGCTTGCACTTTGTCTTGATAGCCTAGCCAGTGAGAGTTACCTGCTCGCTTGTAAATCCATTTACCAGATGAAAGCTTGGCAATTAGATCTTTTGGGCGCATTTGCAGAGCTTTAGCTGCATCGGTTAGACATAGACTTCCATCAGCTTTGGCAATTCGATCATATGCCTCTACTGAAGGCTTCATTTCCTGAACTTCTTCCTCTAAACCCACAATCCTTTCAGAGTAACCTAGAAGCAAATCTCTCAAAACGCGCGGATCAGCTAAAGACTTCATTGGGTCAAAGTTTTGGATAAGCTCTTTGGCTTTGAAGTAACCCTTCACTAATTGTTTTTGTACCTTCCAAGCTAAGTCGTCGGTAAATGACTTAACCAACATGAGATAACCTGATTCAGTGATCAATACTCCATTAGAAGCAAACTTAGAAAAAACACCGTCTTGAAGGTTGGAACGAATTTCGTCCTTACCTACTTCAAAGTAATCTTCACCTTCTGTTAAGTGCTTTTTGTTAGTACCAAAATTCCGTTTAGCTGTGCCTTCTGGGCGACCATGAACTTCATCAACCATTGCGAAAGTTACAACACGCTGACCTTGGTACTCAACAATATCCAAAACCTTATCAGCAACAGTCACTCTGTTATTTAATTTTGCATTCATGCCACTGACTCCTGTGCTAATAACTTTGCCGCTTTCGGTGAATGTTGCTCAAAGTAGGTAACTTCTTCACAGCACTCATCTACCCATTTATTCAAATGATCCCAAGTGATTGAGGCTAAGGTGTAGGCTGTTGTGTGCTTTTCAGACTTTTCCATAATCAGAGTGACTAAGGTTTGCAGGTCGCTAAAGCCTTTTTCAGCATTGTTAATAAAATCAACAAAGCGTTCTAATTGGTGTTCACTGATCTGAACTTGATTCGCTTCAGTGATATGGGTTATATTTGACATGTGTTTACATCCTTCTGTGATGGCAACTGAACCTTGCGAAATGTGGTAGTGGAGCAAGGTTTTTTTGTGCCTATTGATTTCATGCTTTCGCACTCTTGTGTTTTTCTACCAATAATTTGACTGCTTCATTCATAAGATAAACGATTGATCTTTTATCCTCTTTAGCAATCAGCTTAAGTTCTTTATGTAGTTCGCTGTCTAGCCGACCTTTTACATAAACAAATTCTTCTTTCATTATTTCCTCCTATTTATGCCACAATTTGTGGCGTTTAATAACTATAGCCACACTTTGTGGTAATGTAAATACCTATCATGAAATATTTACCACAATTTGTGGCATTGAGGTTTTTAGATGAGTAATCAAGCTGATCACACTATAGTTCGATTGCGTGTGCCACCTGAGCTAAAACAAAAAATTGAGAAATCCGCTGAGGAAAATAACCGCTCTCAGAGCGCTGAGATGGTCGCTCGTCTTGAGCAAAGTTTTGAGTCTGCCTTTTTTAGTGACGAGGAAAAGGCCCAATACGGTAAGGGTTTTTTATCTGGGACTGCCACTGCTCTAAGCATGCTATACGGTAATGTACTGAACAAGCTTGAACATCAATACACCAATAACCCAACCCCTGAATTACATTTAGAGGTTGAGAAATATAAGTTTTTAATAGAGAAATTAGAGCTAATTGCTGACAATAAAGACAAAAGTCCAATTCTGGATGAGTTTAAAAAAGCACCCTAAGGTGCTTTTCTTTTACTCATCTTCTTATATGCCTCATCAATAAACCGGTTATCCAGATCAAAGATGACTGCATTGAAAATATAACGCTCTACGGGTAACTCATACTGCTCACAATAGGCATTTAAGTCAGCAATGCTTAATGCCAACGGTGCGCCTTGCTCGTATCGACGTGAGCGTGAGATGACGTTGTAGGCTTCAATTAAAGCATTGGCTGTATATGAGTATACAGGCGGATCAGGTAATTCATGCCCCTGCTTTTCACGCAACTTTATTTGGTAGTCACTGAGTCCAGCAAACTGGTTGAGGTATCGGTAGAGTTCTGCAACTTTCCCAAAATTAACTGCCGGTTAACCTCAAACTCTTTAGAGATTTCCATGGCCTTTTTTGAGACAAAAATCATTAACTCAACACCCTGAGTGCCGCCATTTAGGAAAATTTCACCGGCAATTTCAGGAGAAAATGCAACATCCTGCTTCAACTCCTGTTCTCCATTTTCACCGATATGAAGAATATCAAAGCCTTGCCAGTCTTCAATTAAAAATGCTTCTGCTTTGTATTGGAAGAAGTGAAATGGTTTTTTGTTTTCATCGTCAGGCTGTGCGCGATATAGAACCCCAGCCTCTTCATTCTTTGCGAGATAAAGTTCATTATTAGCGCTTTTAATCTTAATGCGCTGCTGCTTATCACCGTCTTTCTTGTAGTCAAACCATTTAGCTGTGTTTGTGCTTGTGCCGATACCAAATGCCATATTTATACCTATACCTTTACTTGATGTTTGGGGTTATAATTCATCTATGGTTTGCTTCCTTCTGCCATAAGGTCGTGAACACAAAAAAGCCCATGATTACGAGTCACGGGCTTTTTGCTTTTCTAAATCTATTTACGCAACTGAACGTGTGATGGTTGGTGCCACTTTGACCTGCTTAAACTCTAGAGCCAGCGTGTGGTCGTCGGTCGCATTGGTGTCCGACATGCCATCATTATCGAGTTCCAATTTAGAGAAATGGAACCCGTAAGCATTGCCTTGAGTATCTTCAATGCCAATTTCCGCAGTCATGGTTTCACGCGATTCAACATATGGAATCCAGGCTTTGGACTGTTCTGTTAAAACTACTGTCGCACTAAGACCAATATTCACTTTGCCTTCAGTGTAGCGGTTTGGAATGATGCTCTGATTACCTAAACATGGGCGAGCTGTCAGGTTGTTATTAATCGTAATACTGAAGGATTCAGCACACGCAGTGCCCACCGTACTCACACCATTGATCTTGAATGTATTCACATTGATAGATGACATGAATGGTGTATCAGGTGCAGCAAGTGGAGCAGTTACAGGGCTTACTGCTGGATTTGCATAGCCTGTAGCGCTAATTGTTGCAGAGCCTGTGATTTTGCCTTCGGTGTCGCCTTGAATGGTTAATTCACCGATACGAGCACCTGAGAACACCTGAGTAAAGTTTAGTTTTTTATCATGCTTTACAATGGTAAAGGTATCTAATTCCATGCCACCAATTTCAAGAGTGGCTACACCAGTTAAAGCATCATCAACAAACACATTACCAGCCACACCTTCAAGCAGAATATCTTGGCTTAAAGCCGATAGTTCATACTCAATGGTGCCAGTCGCTTCACCCGAAGTGGCCATTGAGCCTTGATCAAAGCGAGAATCTACAATTTCATCAGATTCGGTAAGTGAAACAGTTTTCTTTAGTGAGTCAGAGTTTCGACGCAACGTATGCCAGACAGGCACTGCAGGCAGAACATTAGGTGACTCTTCTTTTGCAATGTAGATAACTACATCAGTGCCTTTGGATGACATAATGTGCTCCTTAATTTTAGGCAATAAAAAACCGCCAGGTAGGCGGTGGTTTTGGTTAGATTTAAAATCTGATCAAGATGATTGGAAAAATGGCAACGATGGCTGTAACTCGCTTTCCAGTTGCGCTATTTCATCATCAAGTGGATGCTTTTCTTGTTTCCACGCATTCATATCTCTAGCCGAACAGCTAACTTGCTGCTTCCGACTATTGCGATAACCGACAATATGGTTATATCGCGCCCATTTAGATTGAAAAACTTGGGTTAATTGGTTTGCCATCCAGTTGAAGGCATCAATAAATTGCTCTTTTACTGCATCTGCTTTCTCGCCATTAAAGCCCATCACCAGAAACATCCAGCCATCCTTAGTCATTTGATAGAATTTTCTAGGCTTTCCATTCTGCAAGTCATTGTTTTCAAAGCAAAGCGCAAAATTGCGTTCACGAAATTTCTGTGAGCATTTCATATTTTTTATAGAGCGAAGCACATCAGAGTGTCGTTTTTTGAATGCTTCCGCTACTGCATAACTGGTTGTCTTTGGTTCGCCATTTTCATTTGAGACCATGGCGCGTAAATTTAATGTTGTCATCATGTTCATAAGATTTCCTCTTATATGACCATGTTCAGAAAAAGAAACTGGCAGGCAAGTTGAACATGGAAACGTGCTTTTCGAACCGTCGTTCTAGCCAGTGGTTTGCCTAAAAACAGGCATAAAAAAAGCCCTGCATCGCTGCAAGGCTCATTTTCTCAGTTAAAAAATTGGCTAATTGTCCAATTTTCCTGTTTTGAATTTGGTGAATTTTGGTCAATAAAAAACCCCGCTTATTGCGAGGTTTATGTTTTGGGTTGAGTGATTCCCAATTTAGACAAAATAATATATAAACGGCATTTAGGTCAATTGATACTGCACAATTTTTCTAGTTCACTCGGAACTCAGCTCTGATTATTTTTGCGTAGAAGTTCTTTTCATCCATGCTTTGTGGTGCATGAACTTTGTATATTTCGAGATGAGATACACTAAAAGACTGTAAATGCTTTCGCCATATGTCGCACAACTCAGAAAGCATCATCATGCCGCTACCAAGTGGAGCAAAGCATTGAATTGAAATAATGCCTTGATCCCGAATGCATGGCTTATCACCAATGCCTACAATCTGGCTATCAGCGTATTGAATAAACGCCTTACTCCAAGCCTTATTTTTCGGTGGCTCAAATGGCATGCCATGACTTAGTGGCTTATTCACCATTTCAACGATTAGATTTTCGAGTTTGGCAATTCTTACCAATTCCTGATGAATGGCTGTTTCAGCCTGAGTAAGTGTCATCATTTGTATTTACTCGCTACTGATTGGTAGGACAATGCGTAGACACCATTGGGTGCTTGCTGACTCCACCCATTTTCTAAACGTGTGCCGTATGGACTCAATGTCTGGATATAGACAAGACCGCCTATTTTCGCTGTAGATGCGACTTTCAAACCTTCTGCTAGTGTTGCACCACCCGATAGGTCAAAGCCTTTCTCATACATGCCTTGCGGTCTATCAAGCGTTACTTTGTGCGATGCCCGAAATTCACCATCCATGACAGGCGAGCGCACAATAACTTGCTGCAATGTTTCGCCTACAATCTTTTTGAGATGGTCATCTGCATTCTTCACCACATCAAGCGCAAAATTAGTCGGTTTGTTTTTCCATCCCATTTAACACCTCGGCAGATTCTCAGTTAATTCGCGCTCATCGTATGAGTTGTGAATATAAGCGCCATCTTCATATCTCACACCGCACTTGCAATCAGGATTGAAATCATGTGGTTTTAAATCATTTTGAGGTATCACATGAACTGAATCATGGATTTCGTGTACTTCCCAAGCCATAACTACACCTTTCTAAGCTGACAAGTCCAAATACTATCTGTCGGATCAGCCCCAATATTCACCACTTTAAAATCACCTTTACTGGTTGCCCAAACATCACCAATCTGCGGAATGCCTGTAACTTCATTCTGCAGAACAATTGCTTTTGCATCTTCGGCTTGATAATCAGCAGGCTTCACCAAGTCTTTTTGATATGAGCCAAACAGAACGCCCCGCCCTGAATATGATTCATCACCAACAATGGGATAAGTCTGCGTTTCAAAATCAAACTCACCCGAGTAAATCAGTTTTGTGCAGGTGAAGGTGTCGACAGCATCGGCCAATTTTGTACTGAATGCTTGCGCAACCTTGGCTTGGATTTTATCTTTCATCACTTCACCACAAATGTATTAATTGCAAAGCCTTTTAAAAGATACGGACTCAGCAAGTCATCAATGAATAACATTGTCGAGCTTTTGCCCTGCTCCATACCTGCCACGTACTCTGTCTGAACCTCTACGGTATCTGCTTTGACGCGTTCGGATTTCACTACACCATCCGTACGGTCTTTATATAACTCACCTTTAGCGGCTAACTGTGCAGCATAAGCCCCTGCAAGTAATACATCTTCTGGAATTACTTCAAATTGACGCAAATGCTTAACACGAAGCCAAGCATTCGCCTGAGTAACTGCGAGATTAGCGTCACCCGATCCAGCCCAATCTGGGCCAAGGCTTTGAGTGACTGAATCGATAGTGACGTAATTCATAGTTATTCCTTGGTTGTTTCGGTTCCAGCTGCAGCACCTTCAGTGCCACCGCCATTCTTACCAGCATCATCATCTTTAGGCGGTGTGCTTGAACCTGTAGATGATCCAGATGCTTTGCCTGATACCTTTTTAGGCTGCTGAACTTTAAATCCAGCAACTACATCTTCCCAGCGGGTTTTCTTTTCGCCTTTACCAATAGCCATGTTTAGCTCCTTACTTGGTTAGAATGAATGCCAATGGAATGGCTTTGCGGTCATAGACACGTGTCCAGTTTGCAGCTAAAGCAAGGTCAGCCCATGATGCAGAAATTGCTGGATCTTCTGTACCGTTGCCAGTGATAGTTGCACTGGTGAAGCTGTAGCCGAGCGGGTGAATGAATGTCTTACGACGCGACCAGATTGTTTCTACACCACCACCGTTTGCTTCTTCATCTTTGTAAGAAACAGTTTGAGCATTGTCTGGTTGACCAAAGCCGTAACCAATCGCACCAGCACCCAAAAGGATTGAAAGGTACTGACCTGAAATCATCGGCATGCCGTCATCTTTAACCAAGCGCTTACCTTGATAAGTAGCAATCTGAGTTTTGGCATCTGAATGCTCAACAAACTCGATCAAGTTTTGCTTTTGAAGATCAGCATACTTTTTAGAGTGAACCACTAGAGCGCCCAAGCCCTCATCGCTATCACCCATAGTTGCACCAGCATCAATGATGATGTCAGCATCCAGAGTGCCAACTGCATCTGATACCACCATGTCGCTTGCATGATTGGCCACGTTGTCGGCATACACACCCAAAACGGATGCAATTAGACGACGTTGAACCTGACGTTGCCAGTAGCGGTTTAGTTTGCGACCTACTGCGGCAAGTGGATCTTGTGCGGTTAATTCCTTCACAAGGTTTGCAGCCGCCCAGCCTTCGTTCAGGTGAGCAATGCGGGCTTTCATCACACCAGTATTCAGTGCCAACGGAACAGCTTTGTCAGCCGGGTTGTCGTTGCTGTAGTTTGGTTCGATAGACGCATCCAAATCATTCCAGTATGGAACTTCTTGAATTGCAGTACGCGCATTCAATAATTGGCTAAATTCGTTATTGGTGACCAATACACCTGAATCAGCAAATGCGGTTTTTTCAAGGGAATCACGATCAATGTAGCTTGCTAGAAGGTCGCGGTTATAAATATCTGTAAGGCGAACTGATGCCATAAGATTAATACTCCAAATTATTTATTAAATTCGCCATTGTCTAAAGCAGCCTTGAACCCTGATGGGTCGCGTAATTGCCACTCTTGACGCTCGGCTGTCGTCATTTCATGTGGTTTTTTAGTAGCACCGCCACCTTGACCACCAGAAGCCCCACTTCCTGATGCGTTTGACGCACGAATCAAAGGCTTGAATGCCTCATTCGCACGAAATTCTTTTTCTAAATCTTCAATGCTCAATGCGCTTGGCTTGCCCTGCAAATCAAGAACACGGATTTTGATTTCACCATCTACAGTTTCAACCTGTAGGCGATTGCTGATATGTGGAAGCAAAACGGAATCACTACCTGGTACAGCGAGTTTCGCTGCCAGTTCAGTAGCTTTACTTCCAACTGTTAATTTGTAGACTTGTGCTTCAAGTGCCTGTTTTTCGTTTAACAGCTCGGTTTCGCGTGCTGCAAGCTTTTCACTCCATGACTTTTCCAAGGCTTCGATATTGCCGTTTTTGCGGGCATTTTCTTCAGCTTCTTTTCGGGCCTGTTCTTCCGCTTCTTTGCGCTTTTGCTGTTCCGCTTTCTTTTCAGCAAGCAGCTCATCAACCTTCTTACGTAGGCCCTCATCATTTTGTGGCTGCGGAATACCTTCGATTTTCAGGACGTATTTACCGTCTTTTTCTTCATAGAGTGATTTGACAGATTCCTCGACACCATCGAGATTTTCTAATTCATACTTCAGCATTTTGCTCTCCGAGCGATTGTGCAGTCACAAACTGCGGGCATAAAAAAAGACCCGTTTGGGTCTAGGTTTGGATTTGGTTTATTTGCGCTGATTGCTCAACTCAATATCTTTTTGATTAATTGAGCTTCGCATAACAGGTGTCTTTTTCTTAGGTGGTATCTGGAAAGTTGCAGTCACAATCGTCATCCCATCCACACTACATTCAGCACTAACATTTGACTGTATGCCTATCTCTTGTTTGGTTTCGGCATCTACAAGTACAAATTGATTGGTGCCTTCAATAAGCTTTAATTCAACGTCTTTCATAATCCCAATTCCTTAAACGTCTTTGCATCCAGCGCCTTCAACTCATCCAGCGTGTACATGGCGCCTTGAGGATCGACAAACTTATCAATGCTGTACTTACCTTCTTTGTAGAGCTTGTAGCGTGCTGGACCGAGCCATTCTTTCTGAAAAAACTCATCAGTCTGGTCGAAAAACTTCTTAAACGATGTATTGGCATCCAACTGGCCAATCAGGTCTTTACGTTCATCTTTTGGAATATCCTTGACCTTACGCTCATCCATTACAAACGGACGCTTGCCTGATAGCTTTCCATCAGCATCAACTCCAATGAGAACGCTGCGGCAGTTATAATGCAAAGGCGGTTGCGGATGTGGCTTATCAATCTCATACACCGACTGATCTAGTACAGAACACGTTTTGGACGTTCTCCCGTCCAAAGTACTGACGAATTTCACATGAGTGAATCCAAGTGCCTTCCAGGTATCGTCATATGAGATATTCGCTACATGACTTCGTGCGGTCCGAACAGTACGCTCAATCTCTACCTTGGTCGCATCCCAGATACCACCCACATAAGCGTATTGATTGCCGACCTTGGTTCGCTTGCCACGAATGCAGGTAATGATTTCCTGATTCGTCTGCCCCTGATTGATACCGTCACGAATCGCATATTCAACCTGCTTTCGCGCCTTATCCAGTACAAAGCCAAACATTTCATTAATGAGCTGACCGCCTGCCAATGGAGTAGACTTTGCTTTTTTATAAAGCTGCTCACCACTGACCGAAGCTGCTGCACCTGTCATCAACTGACTAACATAAGATGCTTCATACACCGCCATGCTGACCGCTGACTGGTGGAAGGTTTCTGGCACCTCGACTGAAATCTCTTTAAATCGGTCATTCAGCAGGATTCGGATTTCTTTCAATTGATCAGTAGTGTATTGACCGCTCGCCAATGCGATTCTTTCAGCGTCAGACAGGTTTTCAAGCAATTCCCTTAGCTCGGATACCAACTTGTTAGACAGTCCGTAGAATCGGCTTAAAACTTCATTTACAGCTTGGGTCGATGCTCGATAGCTATAGGCTGAATGTTGGCTTAAAGCATTAAGTATTGCTTTCTGTGCTATTTGGTCATTCATAGTTCACACCTGGTAAAGCACTAGCTGTTTCAGCTTCGATCCGCTGTTCTTCTTCCTCAAAATCAATCTCAGGAACTTTTCCGGTTGTTCGGATTTCATGGAAGGTTTGACGGCTCAATTTGCCTTGCTGGACCAGCTCGTTATAAAACTTCAAGGCATCAAGTGAAAGCTTACCTTTAGCAAAGTCCTGTTTGATCGTGAACTTAGCTTTACCAGATCCAAAGTACTTGGCACACCAGCGCAACACAATTTCAGAGGCTTCATTGAGGTTCGCCACACATAACGACAAGACAGAATATTTCGCCATCGATTCATTGTTGGATTCGGTTGCAGTTTTCACCACTTGATTTTCCTCAAGCAGTTTTGCCCCCAAAGCCTTCATGTGCTTCTCTTTGGCTTCCATTGCCTCTTTGGCAATCATCTGCTCCTCTGCTTGAGCAAAGGTGAATGTCGCACCCGTTGGAAGCATTAAAGGAGTTGTAGAGCCTAGCATTACACCATTTTCTTGCAGCCAATCGCGCCACTCGGTATCAAGGCCAGTCATCACTGGTTGAATCTGGCCACAGAGGAACACACTGTTCTCATACTCAGCTGAGTTGTGATAATGCGCGATATTCATCAATGCCAGTGACTCAAGCGGGATATTATCAATCTCCCAATCATTGGCCACCGATCCAAGCGGGATAAATGGTATCTCATTCCACTTGGCGCCATTTGCATCAGTCGGATAATACGGTTCGCTATCAGCTTGCAGGGTGCCAGTACGATCAGAATAAATCTGAACACAATATTCACCGTTCTGGTCCAGTCGCAATACCCGATAAAGCTGAATCTCTTTTAGGCTAAACTCGTCACTCGGATCCACAATAGAATCCTTCTCAGCAAGGACTACCAAAGCTGTCTTAAAGTGAGCACCTACCTTACGCACACCCCAATTGATAATGCTTAAGGTTTTGTAATGCACGACTGTCGGCAAAATACCTAAACGCTCAACCTCAGCAACCGAAGTCGCACCATCTGTCTGCGGATAATCCACAAAGAGACCGCCACGGCCAGCATCAAGTAAGCCACCCAAAGCGCTTTGCATCAAATGGTAGTAAGACTTGCCAGTACCATCGGCATTGTATTTCAGGAAATCCATACCATCAGGATCAAAGTTCGGATCTTCCGAGAAGGCAATGCCGATTAATTCCTGTTTAGTGTCTTTGGTGATTTCATACAGCACAGCACGATCACGATAAGCCTGATTGCGTAAATCATTCTCGCGCTGATCCTTGCTCACATTGATTTCAGGCAGATATAAAGCACCTGCCTTTTTCACTGCATTTGCACCATCACATAGATCGTGAACGACCTTCCAGCGGCCTTCAAATTCAGCATATTTAGGATGTTTTGAATTGACTGCCATTTAGTACACCGTGCTTAATGAAATAGTTTTAGGTTGAATCTTCTTCGACATCGCTACAGCAAAATATCTAAAACCATCGGCACCATGCGAAGTATGGTCATGCAGAGGTTTATCCTTCCAGCAGCCTTTCTTGTCATCCCACTCTTTGCGATAGTTTTCCAGATGAGAAATACCTTCCTCACACTTGGTTTCATCAAACTCACATCGAGGCAGGATTTCACGGGCCAATTCAATGCCGTCCATGATTCCAATATTAGGAACCACTTGGAAACGAACTGAATATTTCACCCCATCAATCTCATAACCTTCTTTGGCAATATCAAGGCGAGATTTACCATCGTTCATCAATGAGCGGTTTTGAATATCATGTGGAGCGTAATGTGCTGAATAGGTATAGCCGCGATCCTTCAAGACCTTGAAGTAATGACGCATGCCTTCGCCTGAGTTTTCGTAGTAATCAATCACCTGATAATGATCATCACCGATCTTGCGAATGAACCAGATCACCATAGAATCCGATACACCCAAATCCCAGAAGGTCATCACATCCAAGTGTGAATTATCAGGCAACTCACCAATGCGGCCATTCTCGTACAAGAATTTGAATTGCTTCTTGTAGTAAGCGCCCTCTACTGACTGAGCAAAGGCCTCGGATGGAATAGATGGATACTCACGCTTAATATCCTCACCAAGCGTTTTCTCTTTCTGCCAGTACCATTGTTGCTGCTCTGGTGTGGTATGGATGTTGTATTTAGCTTTTAGCTCAGCAAAGTAATCTTTTAGGCGCTGCGGAATCTCAGCTGTAACCGGCAGGGCATAATCATGATTCTTCCACCATGAGAAGAAAAAGAATTTCCAGTCTAGGATGCCAAGTGTTTTACCTTGCAGTTGTAACTTCTCAGCAGTCTGGCAGTAGTCATAGAAATAACCTGACTTACCTTCAGCTGTAGACTCAAGGGTAATCTTTCCACCCAAGCCAACTGCCTCAAAAGCACCAGTGACAATCTCACGGGCCTTATCCGGGTATTTCGCACAGATCTTACCGAACTCGGAAATATGCAATCGCTTTAGCGTTCCACCACGAAATGATGTACTGACCGTGACTGATCCACCTTTGGAAAATACAAGCTCTTCCTTGGTTTCAATGCTTAATGGATTGGCTGCACGTAATGGGTGTGGAAGCTTCTCATAAGCATACTTAACCTTTTCCCGAAACAGACGTTTAGCATCATGCAGGGTATGTGCAATCAAGGCACATTTATCAGACATGAACAGTGCAGCATCCAATTGAATGATGCACATCTCAGTCGTAAAACCGAGCTGACGTGCTTTTAGGATGATGTTTCTCGACCACTCGTTTTCAAAGTACTCTAGCTGCTCAAGTGTCATCTTGAACTTAACTTGTTTGCCGTTCTTATCAGTGATGTAGTAGAGATTATTTAAACGGAAATGTTGGTCAATAAGTTTTGCTCTATGCTCAGGTTTAAGCATATGCCCTCCTTATTTTCAGTCGTTGCTTAGCTCATCCATCAGGTCAGATAGTGATTGAATCTCAAGTTTTCCTGAGTGCTCCACTTTGTCTTTAAATGCGCCCACAGAGACATGCCTACCTAGTAACTCAAGATTCTTCACCTTGTCAGGCCACTTGATCTTTTTAAAACAACCTTCACCATCACTCAGTTCAAGATTCTCAAGATTTACCACGTACTGTCGCCAAACTTTAGGCCATTCATTAACAGGTCGAATCTTCATCTGATCATCCATGATGTCCAGGACATCCATTTGGTCAATTTCGACCAGACGTCTTAAGACATAGGCAGCATCAATTTGGGTTTGTTCAGTACGTTTGTTTTGCGCTTCCTCAATTGCTTTTGCAATGTTAGGTTTTGTGAGGTTTTCGCTTCCAATCTCTTTGGCTGTCTTCTCACTGTACCCAGCACGAATCGCGGCTTGCGTAGCATTTAGGTCTATCAGATATTCTTCGACAAACCTTTGCTGTTTGGGTGTTAGGTTTGCCATATCTTTACTCCATCACATATTTAAGATCATCTGGACAGGTGAGCCTCACACCATCCTTTAAGCACCACATTTCAATATCAGTTAAGAATTCAGCCATCTGCTTTGGCGTGGCTTCCGTGATGCTCATTCGATTTGATACAAACTGTCTTAATGGCTCATAGCCTGAACTTCCTGACTTTTTCAAATCACGCATGACTCTAAATGTTTCTGGATACTCGCCCACATTGTCACGATTAAAAATGATCGACAGGTATTTGTATTTAAAGAATGCAGACGCTTCTTCTTTATCCAGTCCACGCTGTTTGCCGTACTCAGTCATCCACAGCCAGTACAATCTTCTTTGTGCGCTGGATAATGTTTCTTGCTTCTGATCAATGCGAACAACTAAAGGCTTCCCATCACTCAAAGCATCCGCATGATGTCTGTGCATATACGCAATAGCACGGCCTACTTCTTCAAATGATTTAATAACAAGTGTTATGGGTTCTAGCTTAGAAACATTCTTCATCATGCTTACCCATCATCAACTCAGTCTTAACCAACCACTTCTCAAACATGGCTTCACTTTGTTCTCGGTTGCCCAATTCAAAACGATCGAATGCAGCATGGCATTTAAAACAAAGGGGAATTACAAATAGGTCAGAACTTTTAATCCCTCTACCCTTACCATGCTTTGCTGAATTACTGTGAGCTGCCTGTGAGTTTGGATTACCGCACCGGATGCATGGTAGCTTTCTGATTGCTGCGAGTCTTTTGTGGTTGCGCTTCATAGAGATTGATTCTGATGTTTCTTGCCCGCTCTCGGTGGCGTTTAAGCTTTTCATCAATATCCACCATCTCTTTAGCAGTCATCATGCTGCGTGACAGGCTGAGTAAAATATCAATCTGGTCGCAATGCTCTTTTAATTCCCTTTGTGCAGATACTATGTCCATATTCACCGACCTTGACGCTTATATTTGCGTCTCTTTGCCTGACTTACACGGTTAGGCTTTGATTTATGTTTTGCTGGTTGAGTCAAACGCATAGCCCGCGATAATGCACCCAAACTATCGGTAGCTCGATGCATCCCATCACCAACCACCATCATCCCCATGGATGCTAAAGCCATTCCTAAACTCATTCGACTCATTCGCATATTCACCACCAATAAGAAAAGAAAAACCCCTCAACATCTAGAATGCGAGGGGCTTTGTTTGCCGTAATACGTCCGGCGACTGTTACCGAAGTGACAAGGGTTTATTCAACTTCTCTCAAACAATCCCGACACACCTTGATTTCTTCATCATCAATCGTGTAGTCGATCTCAGTGGCACCATGTAGGCCAAATAAGCAAAGGAAAAATTGGAGCATCACAGCACCTCGAATTGATCTCCCTCATACACAAACTGGAAGCCCATACAGCGAGCATCTTCAGTTAATGATGGGAACATTGGTGATTTCTCTTTTGAGCAAATGATGGCTACACATTCAGCCTTGCACTTATCTTCACGATCTACAACCAGAATCATTTCGTTATTATCTTCATCTGGTAGCGACTCAATAACACATGGAGCCAAATAACCAAACTCGTCAGCAATACCCCAGGCGTAATCCCATGCTTTGTCACCAGTTTTGGCAATATGCACATCGTTAAACTGGAATTCATTGTTTTGGTATTTGATTGTTTTCATGATTGGCTCGGTTATTTTTAGAATCTGGGTGGCGGCATTAATTTAAAAACCACTAGAAATTAATAGGACCGCCATAATGCAAAAAGCCCACCTTTTGGCTAGCTTTCCTTGATGCTTAAACCTATTTTTGACATTTCACTTCAAACTGGTATTCGTCTTGAGTGACCTTAATTTTAATATTTTTATATTTTCGTTTGTTTGGATCCATTGCCGAGCCAGCCACTTCCTCAAAAAAGCTACGATCATTCATTAGCTCGCCATACGCTTTATAGCCTAATAAAATCTTTTCAGGCTTTTTGCCTTCAGCCACTAATTTACCGAGAGTATCTTCTAGTTTTTTAACAGTTAAAATCGCCATTTCAATTAGAGCTCAAAAACAAAAAGGCATTATCACTTAATTTTATGAATAAATAATGTCAAAAAAGCCCACCTTTCGATGAGCTTTTTAACACTTGGTCACTTTTGTATAGAACGACCAGTCTATAAAAATACTATCTTATATGGGGCTTATTTGTCAATTAAGCTTTTCTAAATTTTTCCGATAAATATCAGCA